CACTATTATAGTAATAAGTAGCATCTAGTGATGATTCATAGAACCATTCGCCATTAGAATTAACCTCTCCACTATTAGCTTGAGCAGAACCTAAGTCCTGACCATTTGCAAATAGTTGAGTCACTAAACCACTATTATCTGCTCTATATAAGTTACTGCTATGGACTACCCAGCCATATAAAGGAGTTTTTGTGTCAAATTCATCTAACGAAGGATAGATGTCTTTTAAATCTCTGTCTGTACAATACGCCATGTTACTCCTATTATACTATTAAAATATGTTTTTATACAAGGATAATTTTGTTAAGCCTTAACTTTTTTTACTCTTTTATTTCAAAGTGAACTAAGTCATCAAATGAGTTGTCTTTGGTAGTTCTAATCTCTTGTGCTAAAGACGAACTTGACCAGTCTCCACCCCATCTAATATTTAATCCCATCTTACAAGCTATTCCCAAGACAAAACCCCCAAGATAATGAAAGTCATCACGAGCATCCCAATCAATGGGATAAGGAGCAATGTCAACAGCCATACCAGACACGTGCTTACCAAATTTAGTCTTAGACTTGCCTTGTGCCACCAATTCATTTTGTCTCTCCTGACTTCGTTTGCCTTCAATAACTGTGATGTCAAAATACTTAACAACTTATTCTAAAAGGAAAACTAGACGAGGATCAACCCCATCTAGTTTTTCCCTCGATTTTCTACTAAATCTAGGCATTACTTCTTTTTTTTCTTTGTCTTTCTTTTCTTTACTGGCTTTGCTTTACCAAAACCATATCCTTTTCCTTTTGGCATTATGATCTCCTTTTTTTAATTTTCTTTATTTTTCCGTTACTTGTTCTAGCAAACTTATGTGTTTTAGTTTCTCTAATTAAAGTTCCGTAATATCGTTTTTTATTCCACATCCAACTTACTTTTTTAGCCATTACCATTTCACCTTATTTGCCCAATAAGCTCCACTTAATTTACCCCTAGCTATATTCTTTCTATGGCGAGCTTTAAATGATTTTCTTTTAGCTTTCATCCTTGCTGACTCTCCTTTTCTAGGTTTGCCAGCAGTTCTAGCTCCTTGCTGTCCAAAGCGTATTAATTTAGTTTTACCACCTGATCTTGCTAATACAACATGAGACTTGCTCTTATGAGAAGGAGTGCGTTTAGGCTTATTAAATCCCTTTAGTCCAAATCGTTTTAATCTAGGGTCACGCTTTGTTGGCATTATTTACTTCCAAATATCTTAGAAAAAAAACCTTTTTTAGATTTTTTGCCTTTAGCACCACCAATCTTCTTACTTTTCTTCTTTTTCTTTTTTACATCTCCATATAAAGCATAAGATAGATCAGAGTATCTTTCAGGGTGTGTTGCCATATCTGGGATTGACCCATGCAAACATGAGGCTGTGAGTAAGGTCACTATTATGTTGCTCATCTATACACCCAACTTTTTTTTAATTGCCATTTCAAACAATTCCCAGATAGCTTCTAATATCTTAGCTTCTGTCTTTTCATTAATCATAGGTACATTAATAGATTTGTTTACAGATGCAATTAAATCAGCTTTAACTTCATCATCTAATATATACTCAGCTACTACTTTTCCAAACATTTACTACTCCTTGACTTTCTTTATTTTATAATATAAATACACGATGTTCATTAGTGCAATAGCTATTCCTAAAAAATAGGGTAACATATCCATAAATATTATAGCTTGACTTGCAAAACTTGCTCCTGACACTTTAAGACTATCCATTATTTGCTATGTCCATTCATACGAGACATAATCCCATCCATTCTTGATAATTGTTTTTCTAAATCTGACATAGCTTCTATTGTTTGCTCATATCTACGATCTCTTACAGCATCTGATTCATTCCATCTGGCAATTAGTTTAATAATCATACCTTCCATATTGGCTATTGTTTCTGATTGACCTTTGTTTTCTACTTCTAAATTTTTAAGAGACTCTTGTTGTGCTTCTGATTTTTTAGATAAAGAAACAACTAAATAAACAAACATTACACCTACCACCCCTATCATTCCAGCTTCTCCGTAAACTGCCATGAAATCCATTATTTCTTTTTCCTTTTCCTCCAAGAGAGAGGATTTATGTTAAATTCCTTTTCATAAAACTTTAACTTGTTTTCCATTTCTTCTAATTGTACACTTTCTTCCAGCTTATGTTTGTCAACCAACAGCCTAATTTCAGCATGAGCATCCAGCACTTCGTTTTCAAGGTTTTGTATTCTGCCTTGTATGTCAAGCCAAGCGAAAGTAAGGCTAGATATAAGTACCCCAAGCTGAACCAATAGTTTCCAGTTAATAGTGATATAAGCATTGTCATCAATAATGCCAGTACGATAAGAACGAGCAGATTTAATTTCTTCATTCACTTTATTCCCATGAATACCAAAGTGAGTCATACATAGCATTGTATTCGTTTATTAATGCAGTAGTATCAACCTCAACTTTTGCAACAGTATGATTGTTATTTTTTTTATCTAAACTATATCCAACTACAGACCAGCCACTACAATCTGTTACGCTCAAGCCTAATGTAATTACATAAACTGCTTTCATTTTAACCTTATTTTATTTGCTACTAATTTATGTTTAACGAGGTCATAATGCCCATGAGTTTCATAGGCATTATCTTTAACCTCTTTGATGTATTCTTTTTCAATAGTTTGGAATGAGTCTGATTGTTTTACAATCTCTCCATTAACTAATAAAAAATAATCTTTTGCATCAGGATAAGAAAGTGATTTTAATGACCCATCTTCCATCTGAATAGTCTTTATCATATTAGGTTTAGTATTGCGATAAATTGCAATATCTGAATTATGATTACACTTTCTTATTATCATTTATTTCTCTTCTTCAGAGTCTTTAGGTTTAAATGATTCTTCGAGCAAACGTATAAACCCATCTTTACTCACCATAAGTTGCTGTTGAATAAAGTTATTATTATTGAGTTTATCTTCAATATTCTTTAAATGAGAATATAAAACTTTTTGTTCATCATTTAAATCATTAATCACATCATACTCTTTATCATTTAAGATAAGTTTTGGTGATGTGCTTTCTTTTGTTTTAGCCATCATTGACTCCTTGTTAGTTAATTAATCTTTATCTGCTTCTAGTTTATCTGACCATGCTTTCTTAACAACATCTGTCCAAATTGCACCAGCTAATGCTTTAATTTCAGCAGACTCGCCACTTACATCCATATCTGGTGTTAATACTTTTCTATGATATGAAAATGATAATTCTTTACCATCTTCCATAATTGAAGTTTTAGTACGTACATTAATATGTTTGTGTTCTGTACGAACTTCATAATCATCTTTTGTTACTTTGCTTAAAGCCATTTTAACTCCTTGTTTTGTTCCATTTAATTATCCAATTAAACTTGATATGTAGCAGAAAATCTTAAACTTGTAGTTGATGTTAAATGACTTTGCGTAATATTTACTGGATTTTGAGCAGATGAATCAAAGCCAACCAAACTAGCTGATGTGCCACCTTGATCAATCCTTCCTACTAAATTGCTAAAACCAGTACCCATAGCTCCATGATAAATTTTAACAAGAGCATCATAAGTGCTATTAGACGTAAATGGTAAATCTTCAATCCTAGCTTGAGTAGTAATAGTTCCTAGAGTGCTTAAAGTAATTTGACCTTGTATATGAACAACACTTCCTATTTTTACATAAGTTCCATCTTGTGCTGAATAACCTTGTCCAGATTCTCCACCAGTTCCACCAATTCTTGGCGTCCACGTACCTTCTTCATAATCATCTAAAACATTTGCACCACCATTAGCTACTTGTGATGCTGGGAATTGTATTCCAGCAGTATGAACTAAAGCTCCACTATCTTGAGCCATATAAACATCGGTTACACTAGCATTTCCTAATGTTACTGAGTTGTTTGCTTGTGCTGTTGTTCCATAACCTACTGCTGTACTATTGATTCTATCATTTGCACCATCAGCATCTCTACCCACATAAGTGTTTTGATACCCACCTTGCAAACTTGCTCCTGTACCAGAACCAAGTAAAGTATTAGAATGTCCAGTAGTTACTGCTAAACCAGCTCTCATTCCTACTGCTGTATTAGCTCCAGTATCGTTATTTTGTGCAG